AGGATGGTACCTACTATGAGCTTAGAGAGTGTTTCTCCTATATAGGATTGAACACTCAGGTAGGCGATTGTGGGGCAGTAGCGTTATATCTAAATCCACGTATCGCTAAGAAAAAGATACTAGGATTCCATGTAGCAGGAAGCGCTGTCTCAAGAACCGGTTTCTGTGGTGCTGTTACTGAAGAAGCTCTTTTGAGAGCTATTTCGAGATTCAAAATCATAGAAGTACAGACTCCAGAAGGTACAGAAGAGATTATGCCTCAAGGGTTTATATCAGAAATTTTCATGCCTATGTGTACAACTAAGAAGATCCCCAGGGTTCCAGCAAAAAGTGATTTAATGAAAAGTCCTCTATATGGTGTATTTGCAGATGAAGCTGAGAAATTGGCACCTGTTCATATGCATAAGATAATGACTGATGAGGGACACAGAAATTTGTATACAGGGTTCACCTCTCACACTGTTCTCAACATTGATTATTCGAGTGAGGTAGCTGATGAACTTTGTTACATGAGGAACAACCAAGTCATAAATGTTATGCCTTCTGTAATCTCCTTTGAAGAGGCCTGTGAAGGTCTCGATGAGTGGATGAAAGGCTTAGACAGGAGTACCAGTACAGGTTGGCCTTATAATACTGATAGAAAGAGCTCGAAGAAAGCTTACTTTTTTGGTACTGAACCAGAGTTTAGCTACTCTAGGCCCAGTGCTATTCAACTACGAAGAGAAGCAGACTTAATGCTTGTGAATTGTGCCAGAGGTATTAGAGTTCCACAAATATATTCGGATTTTCCTAAAGATGAACTGGTGGCTTTGAAGAAAGCTCCCACCAAATTTAGGCCCATTAGTGGGGCCGGATGTGCGTATACTATAAATGTTAAAAGATATTTTGGCAAATTCGCAGCCTATATAAATGCTAATAACATTAACATAGGTTATGCTGTAGGTATCGACCCTATTAAAGATTGGGATCTTCTTGCGAGAAAACTATTGAGTAAAGGAGAGGATATTGGAGCTGGTGATTTCAAATGGTATGACAAGCGCGAGCAACCCTGTATTATGTGGTCTGCACTGGATCTTATAAATGCGTGGTACGATGATGGAAAGGAGAATGCTTTCATCAGGACCATGCTATGGCTTGAGGTAGTTAACTC